GTGATCCATTTTGATAATTCCTATGCGCGGCTGCCGGAGCATTTTACGGCTGCGGCCTTGCCGACGCCGGTTGCCGCGCCGTTGTTGATCGCGTTCAACAGGCCATTGGCGCAAGAGCTTGGGCTTGAGCTCGACGGCGTTGATGACGCGCGGCTGGCGGCAGTGTTTTCCGGCAATGCCGTGCCGCAGGGAGCGGAGCCGCTGGCGATGGCCTATGCGGGGCATCAGTTCGGCAACTTCGTGCCGAAGCTGGGTGACGGGCGTGCCATTCTTCTTGGTGAAGTCATTGATATCAATGAAAAACGACGGGACATCCAGCTCAAGGGTGCCGGGCCGACGACGTTTTCACGCCGGGGTGACGGACGGGCGGCGCTGGGTCCGGTCCTGCGCGAATATATCATGTCCGAAGCCATGTTTGCGCTCGGCATTCCGGCCACGAGAGCGCTGGCGGCGGTCGCCACGGGCGAGCGGGTGCAGCGGGAAACCGGTTTGCCCGGCGGCGTGGTGACACGGGTTGCGGCAAGCCATATCAGGGTGGGTACATTTCAGTATTTCGCCGCACGCGAGGACAACGAGGCGATCAGGACACTCGCCGATTATGTGATCGAGCGGCATTATCCCGACGCAAGGCAAGCGGAGAAGCCGTATTTTGCCTTGCTGCAGGCGATTGCCGAGCGTCAGCGCGAGTTGGTGTGCCGTTGGCTGATGGTCGGTTTCATCCACGGTGTGATGAACACCGATAATGTTGCGATCTCTGGCGAAACGATCGATTTCGGGCCCTGCGCCTTTCTGGATGAATATAATCCTAACAAGGTCTTTTCCTCCATCGATGCGCAGGGGCGGTATGCCTATAACAGCCAACCCGGCATCGCCCAGTGGAACATTGCGCGGTTGGCGGAATGCCTGTTGCCGCTGCTGGACGAGGATGCCGGCAAGGCGGTGGAACTGGCCAATGGCGTGCTGGCGGAATTTGCTGCGGCATTCCCCAAGCGCTGGCTTTCCGGCATGCGCGAGAAGCTGGGCCTGAGCACGCAGGACGATGCGGACGAGCAACTGGTGCAGGATTTGCTGGCGCTGATGCAGCGTAATGAGGTCGATTTCACCTTGACGTTCCGCAGGCTTTGCGATGCTGCGGATGGCAGCGCGGAAGCGTTTCGTGGCATGTTCACCGATCTTGCAGGTGCCGACGAATGGCTGGCCCGCTGGCGCCAGCGGGCGTGGAGGGAAAGTGCGACGGAAAGTGGCCGCGCCAAGGCGATGCGGGCGGTGAACCCGGCGATCATTCCGCGCAACCACCGCATCGAAGAGGTGATTGCTGCTGCTGTCGAGGATGGCGATCTGGAGCCGTTTCACGCGATGGTTCAGGCGACGGCGCGGCCCTATGAGGAGGTGCCGGAGTTTGGCGTGTATATGCAGGCGCCGATGGGGCATGAACGGGTGTTCAGGACGTTTTGCGGGACGTGAGGGGTGGGGGCCTCTCTATCCCCCTGTGGGAGAGAAAGCGATTTCAACGTCTTAGCCACAGGCTAAGCGTTAGAAATCGTAAGTGAGGGGTTGTTTCTCGGCGCGAGCGGCAAATGTAACCCGCAATAACATATGGCAGTAGACGACTTAATCCGGGATTATCTGGGAAGAGCCGGGAATAAGTGAACAGAACCGTTATTCTGCGGGCTTTTACTATAGCCTTGAAGGCCGCTTTAATAGCCACCGTCAAAAACCGCTACGCAAGATCGAATGGCAGGACGAGTGGCTGAAACGGAAATCGCGAGACGATTAAAGATTTCTCCCAAACCACCGAACTCGGCCTGCAATCGACAGGCTTGCAACATCACCGGCGGAAACTTCCTCGGGTGGGTAAACATCATTGTCGCTGATCAGTTGAAGCGATCCATTCATTCTGGGATGAACCCGCTTCACGAGCAACATGTTGCCATAGACCACGCAGTAAATGCCGTTGTCCCTGACTTCTTCGACAGAGGTGTCAATCAATATCTGATCACCGTCTCGGATAGTCGGCTCCATACTATCGCCTCTAGCGGTGATGATCCGTGCGAAGTCGGGGCTGACACCGATCGAACGAAGCCACGCGGATTGAAATGCAATTAATTCAACGGCTTGTTCCTGATAAGCGATTTGCCCGCCGCCTGCAGAAGCGCTGATATCGAACCTTGGAACCAAGGTTAGCTCGGCTTTCTTGCCCGCCTCTCCGTTTTTCATCTCGTATAGAGTGGTTGTACCGTCGGCGTGATGTACAGCAATATCAGCGACGTGGGATTCTGGTGATAGCCGCATCGGGCCTCGATCGGCCGCCAACCAGTCGAGCGTGACGCCGGACGCCTCAGAGATAGCAATTAGTTTATCCAATCCTGGCATCGAACCTTTCAAATACTGCCGCAGCGTCGAATCACTGAGGTTTGCCTTTCGCGCAAAAGCGTGAACGTTCTCCCCAATCGCCAAATTCAGTCTTTCTGCGAATGTTGTTCCCGTCATTGCGTGAACTCTGACTGTGCGTCAGTCTCAGTATTAAGCGGTTTCTTGCCGATTTTACCCAACAAAATCATCATCCTAGGCGATAAATCGCGTAATAACGTGGATAACTTAAGTCTGACCGTAAGCATTTGCGTAATTACGTTGACTTTATCACGTTATTGAGCGAATATTAGTTGCAACAAAGTTTGAACACTGACCCTCATGCCAACCGACCTTTTGCAGAGGTCAAATTGAACAGGAAGCAATTATGACGACCACCAAAACGTGGACTCGTGCCGCCATCAAAGACGAACTGTTACGGCAGAATAAGACCCTGACCGGAATAGCCCGCGATGCTGGCCTATACGACAGCGCATGCCGCGCCGGGGTCATCGGTGCCAGCCGTCCAGGTGCCGAGGCGGTTGCCAAAGCGCTGGGCGTGCCTTTCCGCGAGATGTTCCCCGACATCTATACGCTCGGTCGTCACAACCGCCCTGACACTAGCAGCAACAAGAGTTGCAACACCAGTGCAAAAAAGTCGTCGAAGACTGACGGCACACAGAATGCTGCCTGACGATTTCGTCAGCCCGCAACCCTTCCCCTGACAAGCCAGAGTGCCACATGCAGATTGAATTTCTGTCCCCATTGTTGATCGACATTCCGTCAGATCATCGCAAAGTCCATCCCGACGCCGTCCAGGCGTTGGCGGAAAGCATTACCAAACTTGGCCAGCGCCAGCCTATTGAGGTCATCCAGATTGGTGAGCGATATCGTCTCGTCTTCGGTGCCACGCGCCTCGGTGCCGCAACCGCTCTAAAACGCGATGTATCTGCCATCGTTAAGCAGCCCGACGCTTTTCGCGATGAAGCCGATATTCGGCTGACGACCATCTCCGAGAATTTCTATCGCCGCGATCTGTCAGTGCTCGATCGAAGCATCGACATCGCCGACTGGTGCGCGATCCATCGTGCGGCTCAACCAGTTATGAAACCGGGACCGAAGCCGAGGAAATCCGCATCGGACGAATTGAGTATCAACTTGATACCGAATTCCGATGACGAGCAGATGGAGATGAGCAATCGCTTCGCCATGAGCTTTTCCGAGGCTGCGCAGCACTTCCTGAAAATCTCGCGGGTTGCCGTGTTCCGGGCGCTCAAGATTGCGAATATCGCAGCCGATCTGCGTGATCGCATCGCTGTACATGAGGCGCTCGCCGACAATCAGCAAGCGTTGCTCGACATCGCCGCGCAGCCCTACGAGCGCGCAGCGCGCATCATCGAGTTGCTGCTCTCTGGCGAGGCCGAGAGCTTTGCCCAGGCCGTCGAGATTATCGACCAATTGCCGCGCAGCAATCCACCTGCAGCATGGGAACGCGTCAACGACCGTTTCAGCCGCTTGAAGCCAACCGAACAGGATGCGTTCTTCAACATCAACGAGTCCGCTGTCATGCGCTGGGTTGCGGAACGCCGCGCAGCTAAGGCCGCTCGCTGATGACCAAGCGCCGCGACCCTCTCACGAAAGACCTTTTCGAGTGGACGCCGCCACAGGTGGCGATCCGCTACGAAGAAGGCGTGACAGGTCGCGGCCCGCTGGACAACCGCATTTCACGGCTCATCGCCCGCGCCCTTCGTGACGCCCGCGACGATGGCAAGAGCCGCGTGGAAATCGTCGAGGCCATGAGCCGTTATCTTGGCCGCTCGATCTCCGCTGGCATGCTCGACAAGTGGGCATCCGAAGCGAGCGGAGAACATCGCATTCCGCTCGATGCATTTATCGCACTGGTTTTTGCGACTGGCGCGAAAGAGCTGCTCGGCTTCGTGCCGGGTGAGTTCGGCCTGACCGTCATCGAGGAAGAATATGCCGAGATGGTCGAGGACCAACTCATCGACGATCACATCAAAGAAATGGAGGCGCTGAGAGCATCACGCGCCGCAAGGAAGAGAGCACGCCGGTGAATAAAATGATCAGCATCGCGCCATTGTTCAAGAAGTCCGTCACGCGCTTCATTCGAAGCCAGATCGTGCGCGACGTTTCGGCACTATGGGCAGTCTCCACCTTCATCCTCGGGATGATTTATTTCTCTCAAGTCGCGACCGCGCTTGTCCTGATGGTGAGGGAAATCCATTGAGCATAGTCGCTTTCCCTCAATCAAAAAGCAGCCTGAAAGAGTGGCTTACAGCGAGAGAGATCGCCGCTGAAGCACTGCCGGGCATGCCGACTTCCGAAAGCGCAGTCATTCGGTATGCGCGCCGGGAGAACTGGCAAAGCGTCCCATCAATGTGCCGGTCGCGGAATGGCGCTGGTGGCGGGCTTGAGTATAGCTATCGCCTTTTTCCGACGCTTGCGCAGGTCACGTATGTCCAACGCTATATGGTTGTAGGTGGCGAGGCTCCAGCGCTCGAACCGGCTCCGGCTTCTGCCCTTCCGTCATCCAATCTTACCGATCGCGCTCGTCAGGAGCGTGACGCTCGCCTTGCCGTCATCGCGGCATTTGAGACCTTTGCGAAAGGTCTGACCAACATGGCGATGCAGGCGCGGATGTTCATCTTCGTGGACCGTTGGAACATGAACATGATCCAGGCGGATGAATGGGTGAAAAAGCTTCTGCCGCAGATTTCACAGCGGTCCGTGTTCCGCTGGATTGCGGCCAAGAAGTCGGGCGCAAAAGATACGCTCGCAGTCGATCGTTCAGAGGCGCGCAAAGGTACAGGCCTGCTCGATACTGCCAATGGCGGCGAGGTCAAATCGTTCATCCTGGCTTGGATCGCCAGAAACCCGGCACTCTCTGCAGATATCATTCGCGGGTACTGCGAAGATATGTTCGGTTCTGAACTGGTTGACCGGAATGGCGTCCTCAAGGCACTCCCGCCGCCGCGTACGTTCCAGCATTTCATTGCCGCCTTGAAGGCGTCGGAAAAGGTCGTTCTCACCAAGATCACCAATCCCGACAGCTATCGCTCGACGATGAAGCTTTCCGGTACCGGCACCTATCGCCACATCGACGAACCTAACGCGCTCTGGATGATCGACGCCTCTCCGGTCGATGCGCTCTGCACTGATGGTCGCCATTCGCTCTATGCCTGCATCGACATTGCGACCCGTCGCTTGGTCATTACTCTGTCGAAAACACCACGGGCGTCCGCTGTTAGTTTGATGATGCGCAAAGCCATTCTGAAATGGGGTGCGGCCAAGGTCATCAAGACGGACAACGGTTCGGATTTCGTTGCCGTTTCAATCAAGCGCCTATTCGCCGATCTGAATGTCACACCGGATATTTCCGACGCTTATACGCCGGAGCAAAAGGGTCACGTCGAGCGCGTCATTAGAACATTCCAGCATGAAGTTTGCCCGCAGTTGCCCGGCTACATCGGTCATAACGTCGCCGATCGGAAAGCGATCGAGGGTCGCAAGAGCTTCTCGCAGCGCCTAGGTGCCGACGACAAGGAATTGTTTGAAGTCGAACTGACAGCCGAGCAGCTGCAGCGCCATATCGATGACTGGCTCGAATACCGTTATCACGAGCGCAATCATGGTGGCCTGAAGGATCGCACGCCTAACAGCGTAGCTGCAGCATCCACCGCCAAGATCACCCGTGTTGATGAGCGCGCCCTGGACGCGTTGTTGATGCCGGTCGCTGGCAAGAACGGCTACCGCAAGATGACCAAGCAGGGCATCAAGAACGGCCTGCATTACCTCTCCGGCTCCATCATGGTCGGCACCGAAGTGTTCTGCCGCCTCGACCCGCTCGACATGGGCCGCATGTACGTTTTCGACGCCAATGATGGTCGCTTCCTTGATGTGGCGATCTGCCCCGAATTGGCTGACGTAAACCCGCAGGCTTACGTGAAGGCCCAAAAGCAGATTGCGGCCGATCTGATCCGCGAAAAAGAACGCGAGATCAAGGCCGATATCCGCGAGCTCAAGAAAGGCCCATCCGGCATCGAGCGCACCATCCGTCTCGCCAAGAAGAAGGCCGCAGAGCGCGATGCCGCCAGCGCCAACGTCATCCAGTTGCCAAAGCGCGAAGAGCAGCTCGTCACGCCAGCCCTCACGGCTGCGCTCGACAGCATCACGCAACCGCGTGTGGCGCTGCCTAAGTCGCTGAACGAAGCCGCAGCACAGCTGCATGAGGCAATCGTTCGTGAGGCCGAGGCCAAGACGACAGCCAAGGTCATCCATCTCGATCCTGACGCCGGTCTTTCCGAGACGGCCCGACACTTCAAATGGGCGATGGCAATGGAGGAAGCGATTGCAGGCGGTGTTGAGCTGGATGACGCCACTGCTGGCCGTTTGGTGCGGTTCCAAGGGACCGCCGCATATCAGTCGATGAAAGACTGCCTGAAAGATTTCGGCATGGAAAACACGTTGCGCATGTTCTGAGCCGAGAAAAAAGGCCCGCGCCAACGGGCCTTCGCATGAAACCTAACGAGGACGAAAATGAATATGAAACCGAAAATTGTCAATACCAGCGGTGACACCGCCCCGATCAAGAACGTCGCGGCATGCCTTTCGCTCGTGCGCAGCCTGCAAAACCGGCACCCGCTACAGCCGAACCTCGGCGTGTTTGCAGGCTTCTCCGGCTACGGGAAATCGGTCGCCGCGCTCTATTCGCAGAACAAGACGGGAGCCGCGTATGTCGAGGTTTCCGACACGTGGACCCGCGCCAAGCTGCTGAAGGCCATCCTGCTGGAACTCGGCAACAACCAGCCCAAAGGCACGCTGTCCGACATGGAAGACGAGATCATTGGCACGCTTGCCCGCGATCCGAACCGGCCGCTCATCATCGACGAGTCCGACAAGCTGGTGGACAAACGCATGATCGAGCTTGTGCGCATGATTGCCAAGAAGAGCAACGCACCGGTGTTGCTGATCGGCGAGGAGCTATTTCCGAAGAAACTGGAAGGCGTCGATCGTTTCCGCGATCTGGTGTTGGTCATGGGATATGCGCAGCCTTGCGACCTCGACGATACACGCAAGCTCGCGCAAACCTTCTATCCGCACCTGATGATCGCTGACGATCTTCTAGACATGGCCCGCGATCGCGGTGATGGCCGCGTCCGCCGCATCGGCAACACCCTGCATTCGATTGCCGAGTTTTCAAATGTGCGTGGTCTTGAGACGGTCGCCCTGGCTGACTACGACGGACGTTTCTCGACAGGCAAGCTGCCGACACGGCGGGAGGCAGCATAATGTCGATGCTTCTCCTTCAGCTCACCATGAAAAAAGGCCAACGCCCTGTCCGTGGCGAAGATCACTACTGGTCCGTCATGCTGGAAAAGTCCCGCACCGGGACAGCGTTCACCGCTCGCGACATCTTCGAGCAGTCGAACGCCAACATGGACACCATCAGGGAGTTCATCAAGCGCCTCGTTAAAGCGGGTTTCCTTGCCAAAGCGGGGACTCTCCCGAACAAAGCCGAGACCTTCAGCGTCGCCAAAGTGCAGGCAGCAACGCCGCGTGTTCGCCGCGACGGTACCGTTATCGAGACGGTCACCGCGACACAGTGCATGTGGAACGCCATCCGCAACACATTTCGCACCGGCTTCACGGTTGCCGATCTGGTCCGGTGGGCATCGACTGATGACACGAGGATCACGACGCGGTTTGCTGCCGCCTACATCGATCACCTCAATAAGTCCGGTTATCTCATTCCTTTGATGACTGACGGAATGGCGGGCGGTGAAGCGATGTGGAAGCTTGACCCGTCCAAGAATACCGGCCCGCTGACGCCCATGATCCTGCGCGCCAAGATCGTATTCGATCAGAACCGCAATGAGGTTGTCGGCGGCGCTCCTGCAGAGGAGCTGCTGTAATGACCGCTTCCGTGAAAGCCGTAAAGCACGACAATGTGGACAAGGCCCGGACTGCCTGGGGCGAGTCCCTGCCGGATTGGGTCACCGTTCTGGCCGAGGCCTGCAATCAGCAGAGCCAGTCGGCGATTGCCCGCAAGATTGGCTACTCGGCCTCGGCCGTCAGCCAGGTGCTGTCTAACTCCTACCAGAACGGCGACATCGCCCGAGTGGAACTAGCCGTGCGCGGCGGGTTGTTGGCCGAGACGGTCCAATGCCCTGTCATGGGCGATCTGCCGCGCAACGAGTGCCTCGCATGGCAGCGCAAGCCCTTTGCAACAACCAACAGCCATCGCGTCCGCATGTATCAGGCATGCCGCCGCAATTGCCCCTTCAGCCTTATCGGAGGAAATGACCAATGAGCCGTATCGACCGCATCTTGTCTGAAAACCTGCGCAAAGAGCGCAACAAGTTTGCCGATTTCCGACACGGCGGGGTCTCCATGTCCAGCGAGGAAGTGGAAGATTTCGTGCAGCACCTTCATTGCTACATCGCGGCTGCAGAGGCCATGGAAACTGCGCTCGCATCGCTCTGCCCGGTCGACCCGAACGAGATCAGACAAATGGTGCAGCCGCACGGCGCGACCATTCTGCAGATGATGCGGCCCGGTACCACCAACGTCGTGCCGTTTCCCGGAAAACCACACGCTTAAAAGCCCATTGAAGGACGTTTCAGCGCCCTTCAACGACCGTTGAAAATTGAGGAAATCACTATGCAGTCAGTCATCCTGGAAGAAAACGCCGCACCCGGAATCACCATTCTGAATGGTCGCGAGTTCATGAACAACGCCAAAGGCGGTCTCGATCCGATCGGAAATGTGAAGGAACAGTACAAGCTAGAAGATCAGACGGTGCGCAAATGCATTGAGTTTGCAGAAAATCTGAATGCGCAGCTATCCCGCTTTCGCGGTCACACCGCAGCCGATCTCGGTTCGCTCGATGCAATTCTAGCTGAAAAGTACGGTGCGAAGATCGGTGGCAAGAAGGGCAACCGCACCTATCAGACCTATGATGGCCTGATGAAAATTCAGGTTCAGGTGTCCGATCAGATCACGTTCGGCCCGGAGCTTCAGATCGCGAAAACGCTTATCGACCAGTGCCTCATTGAATGGAGCGCCGATAGCCGCCCTGAAATCCAGTCCTTGGTCAGCAGCGCCTTTAATACTGACAAGGAAGGTCAGGTCAACCGCGCCGATATCTACATGCTGCTCAAGCTGGAAATTGCTGACGACCGTTGGAAGATGGCTATGGAGGCGATCCGCGATGCCATCCGCGTCACCGGCTCCAAGGAATATGTCCGCTTCTACAAGCGTGCGGACAAGGAAGCGGGATGGCAGGCCATCACCATCGATCTTGCGAAGGCGTGAGGCGGACAAATGACGAACGATTCAATTAAACGTCGTATCAAAATTCTGCGTGAGCGCACCACCTCACGTGGCTGCACTGAAGCGGAGGCTGTGGAGGCTGCGGCAAAAGCTGCCCAGCTTATGCGCGATCACGGAATCGCCGTCTCTGATTTGGTGATGACAGAAGCAACCGTTGCGACAAAGACGCCAGTGCGTTCTCCGAAAGCCTTGCTGTGGAATGTTGTCTCCAGTTGCACCAACTGCAAAGCGGTCGTTGCAGAGAATTTCAACGGTGGACGGGAGGTGACATTCTATGGTCGTGAGCCAGGACCAGAAATCGCAACCTATCTTTTTGACGTCTGCGAAAATGCCATCAAGCATGAATTGGCAAAGTTTCGCTCCGGCGACTTCTATGTCCGTCGCCGCACCGCAAAAACGAAACGTAAGGCAGTCGAAGATTTTACGTTCGGTCTCGTCCAGCGCCTTGCGTCTCGCTTGCGCAGCCTGTTTGCCCAGACCCGGTCACAGACCGCGATGGCAGAGGCCGAGGCTTACATGGATCGCCTTGTTCCTAACACCAAGACGGTCAACACTAAGGCGCACAAGGCCCGCTTTGACGATGCTGTAAATGCAGGTTGGAAGGCTGGTGGAAACGTCAACCTATCTCACGGCGTAGACGGATCGGATCGCGGCCCACGCCTGATTGGCGGCGCTGCATGACCGGCATCTACTTCGACGACGCCCGACTGAAATCCTTCTCGGCATCGAGCAAGGGCGGAAAGTCCTCCATCAAGATCGAAATCGAGACTTCCGATCATTTCGAGCTGGCGCACATGTTGCGCCAGCTGGACGCAATCGACGCCGAGCAGAAGGAAGCTCGCAAGCCTCGCAAGTCGCCTGTCGCTACGAAAACTTCCAGCCCGCAGCTGGCCCTTCCGGCTCCCCTGAAGCAGATCGAGTTTCATGGAGGCGATCATGAGCAATGATGCTTATCGCGCCGAGGAAGCTCGCCAAGTGCAAATCCTCACCGATGCTATTCACAAGGCCATCATCGAAACCGGTGAGCAGTTCGACGCGCCCATCTTGAATGCGGTTGGTGGCGCACTGGCGACCAACATGGCCCAAATCTTGGCCTCGATCAGCGACCGTCGCATGCGCAAGATGTTTCGCGAGCAGCTGGACAAGGCTGTGACGCGGAGCCTCGCCAACAATCTGGCACAGCCCTTGGTTCATGTTGAAACCGTGGTTCTCGGAGGGATTCGCCAGTGACGAAACACCGCCAGATACCATCGGCATTCACAAAGGGCTGGGTGCTTTGCAGTCCGTCCGGAACGCTTCAGCCTTCCACGTTTCGCAAAGAGAGAGGCGACGCGATCGCTGCCAAGTTCCGGGTGCTCAAGTCGCGCGAAAAGCTCTGGGCAGACGCAGAGGCCAAGGGCTGGACCGTGCGTCACGTCTACGTCCGATTCTTCGTTCCCGTTTTCAAATCCACCTACACCACCTCTGAACTCAGCGAGGCTTGCGAATGACCATCGAAAACCGCCAGCTTTCCGATCAGCAGATCGCGATCGCACTGAGGATCATAGACCTTGTCCAGGTCCATCCGGCTGAAGACGTTATGGCCGCGATGATCTCGATCATGAGCCATACGCTCGGTCAGTCCGCCGATGCGGAGGTTCAAGCCCAGTATTGGGCGAATACCCTCATGACCACGGTGGCATACGCCCTTGCGAACGGTGACGAGCCCTATAGCAGAGGGTCGATGCAATGAGACTGTTCCCTGATCTCTGGCCATTTGGCGATCTTCAGCCGCACAGCTTTGATTTCATCATGGCCGATTGCCCGCACCGCTTTGAACTGCGTTCAGCGAAGGGAGAGGCGAAGTCTGCCCAGGCTCATTACGGCACGATGTCGCTTGCCGATATCAATGCATTGCCTGTCATGGACCTTGCCGCACCCGACTCGCTGCTTTGGTATTGGGGCACAGCGCCGATGCTTCCACAGCATTTCACGACAATCCGCGCTTGGGGGTTCGAATACTGCACCGAAGGCGTTTGGGTGAAAACGACCCGGCATAACAAGATCGCCTTTGGCACCGGCTATGTCCTGCGCGGCTCGCATGAGCCTTTCCTGATCGCCCGGCGCGGGAACCCCAAGACCACGAAATCAGTCCGATCGGTGATCCACGGACTGGCGCGGGAGCATTCCAGAAAGCCTGACGAAGCCTATCGCGAGGCCGAGCGTCTGATGCCGAAGGCAAACCGCCTCGACCTGTTCAGTCGCACCGATCGCGCTGGCTGGACTGCATGGGGTGACGAAACTGGAAAATTTGGAGAAGCAGCATGAGCATACAACGCGCAATCTTTGGCGGTTTCCGCCAGCTGGATATCACAGACGAGGACGCGCAGCGCGCTATCTACGCCCGCGTTACCGGTCAATCCCGCCTATCCCTCATGACGGCTCCGCAACAGGATGCCGTCCTGGTCGAATTGCGCCGCCTCGGCTACAAACCCGTCGCAATGGCCCGCCCGAACGGACGGCGCAAGCTCGACGGACGGTTTGCGCCGAAGATGCAGTCGCTCTGGATTGCGGCTTACAATCTCGGCATCGTGGACAATCGTGACGATGCGGCGCTGACCGCCTTCGTAAAGCGTCAGACCGGCATCGACAGCGCCCAGTGGGTCAACAACGCCGGTGATGCCACCAAGGTGGTTGAGGCGCTTAAGGCATGGATCAGCCGTGAAGGTGGTGTGGAGTGGGCCGATCTTAAACCATGCCAGCCTTATGAAACCCGCTACGGCTACAAGATCGCCCTGGCACAGCATGCATTTCTGAAGGCCAGCCTTTGCGAAGGCTTCTGGCCCTGTGTGACGGCGATCCTCGATCGCGGAATCACCTATCGCGGCGTTACCGACGCTGAGTGGGTTTTGGTGATGAACCATTTCGGAAAGCTGGTCCGCGCCCGCAAACCTGCAACCAAGAAAACGGTGGTCAGCTGATGGTCGCCTATGGCTTCAAACCCTTTTTCAGCGGGCAGATCGAAAGCGGCTCGAAGTGCCAGACGGTGCGCGGCCACCGCCCGCGCCATGCCCGGCCGGGTGAGCGCGTGCAAATCTACCAAGGCATGCGCACGAAGTATTGCCGCAAGATCGTTCCGGACACTCTCTGCACGATGGTGCTGCCAATCGAGATCGCAATTAGTGACCTGATCGACGAACTGGTTGCCAGCATCATTGTGGATGGTGTCCATCTCAAACGCGACCAGGTCGAAGCATTTGCGCGCCAAGACGGTTTCGCGCCCGAGCTACTCGGCGAAGGTTTTCCGACCAAGCTTCGCGGCCGGACTGCCCGCGAGACCATGGGCCGGTTCTGGGTCGCCACTCATCCCGGCGTGACGAAGTTTTCTGGCGTCCTGATCAAGTGGCAGGCGGAGGCCGGATCGCCATGAAACAGGGCGTCGTTTCCACTGCTGTCATGCCGCTCTTCGGCTGGCCGGAGCAGCGGGAACTCGACGCCCTGCAATCCAAACGCGACCAACTGGCGCAACGCGCTGCCAAGCTTCCGCGTTTCTCACACAAGCGTCTCGAACTGGAAGTGCGGCTCAAAACATTGACCCAAGAGCAATTGACACTTTCGAATAGGATTTCCCGTGGCAGATGATCTCAGTCTGGAATTGTTGGCAACATTGGGCGATGACGGCTTTTTCACCTTGGTGGAAGCGCACGCCGGTGTCCGACTTTATATCGCTGCCGATCCCGCCAGAAGTGAACTTCCGGCCACGATTGGCGTTGATGCTGCACACCGTCTAGCCAAAGCGTATCCGGGCGGTTATATAAGGGTGCCTCTGGCCAGAGAGTTTCGAGCCCGGCGCTACGTTGACGAGAAAATGAGCAACCGGGATATAGCCCGCAGGCTCGGCCTGACAGAAAGCGGTGTTGAACGGCTTTTAAAAAGGGCTCGAAAACGAGAACCGCTCACGTCCAGGCGGAAGAAAGACCCCCGCCAGATAGACATGTTTTGACAGGCCCGCCCGCAAAGGTGGGCCTGATTTCATTTCGCGCTCCAGTTTAGTTTCACCCCAGATCATCGGCTGATTGGCCGGTCACTTTTTCTGGGGGTCACCATGCCGCAAGTCAGCCCTAAAGGGCGCAAATTCATCTACGGGCACGAAGGCGTTGTCAAAAAGGCATATCGCGATGTGGTCGGCGTCTGGACCATCGGTCCCGGTCTGACCGCCGCATCCGGTGTGGTCAAGCCAAAGGCAGGTATGACGATCACCTCCGAGGAGTGCGACCGTCTCTTCGATTTGGCTGTCGCCAAAAACTACCTGCCACGTGTCGTCAAAGCTCTTGGCGATCGTGAACTCCCATCCACGATTGATGCGGGTGTGTCCTTCGACTGGAACACCGGCGCGATCAACAAGGCTTCGTGGGTCAAGTCTTGGCTCGATTACAATTACAATGCGGCCGAAGTCCGCAAGCGCCTCGGTCTCTGGAACAAGGCAGGCGGCAAGGTCTATCGCGGCCTGACACGCCGTCGTGCCGAAGAGGCCGACATCCTGCTGCTTGGCAAGTACCCTGGCGACATCGACGTGGCCCCCGTTGCGGAAGATATGCGCTTTGCGACGTTCGTGATTTCCGCTACGCCCGCCGAGATGGACGAGGTCCGCAGTGGGCTGATGAAGATTGGCTACGACGCGGGATATGTCATCGGCAAGGTTCGCCGTGCCGCCGTCGAAGATTTCCAGAAAGCTTACGCTTTGACGGTGGACGGCAAGATCGGCCGGGCAACGCTCTCTACGCTTCAGCGCGAAGTGGACGCCCGTGCCAAGACGACAAAGGGTGTTGCCACAACGGCTGGCGGCATCGGCGTTGCGGGTGGCGATCAGGTTGTTACGACCGTATCAGCTCCAGCGCCGGTCGATCCATCCTCTGCCGTTCCGGATCATGTCGTGTCGTGGATCGGTGGCGGTCTCGCCGTCGTCGCTGTGATCTACCTTGCGTGGCAGGCATACCAGTATCGCGACATCATCGCTGTGCGGGTTGCCGACAAGGCTCCCCGTCTGGCGTCCTGGCTGCGGAGTTTCTGATATGAGCGCAGCCATCATCTCCATTATCCTTGGTGCCGCCGCGAAAGTCGGCGCACCCATCATCAAAAGCGTTCTTGAAAAGCATGTCGGCGGTTTGACCGGCACGCTCGCTGGCACTGTCGTTGATCAGGTCGCCGAGCGCCTAGGCGTCGAGCCGGAAGCCATCCCGACTGTGGACCCGGCTGAACTCGATAACGCGGTCAAGGATGTCGATTACTCCATGCCGGAGGTCATCGCGCTCTACCAGCAGGGCCTGAAGGGGCAGTTTGAGTTGCTCCAGGCCGAACAGGCCGAGGGCTTCTGGCCGTCCGCCTGGCGTTGGGGCTGGATGTATCTGCTCGCATTCTTCTGGGTATGCGCGTTGCTGGTATTTCCCATCCTTCGCGCCTTTGGTTCAACGGTTGAAGCGATGGACCTTGCGACCCTCATGACCCTGACCGGCTGGTTTATCGGCCTCTACATGGGGGGGCATACCGTCAAGGAAATGGGCAAGCAGGCGATCGAAGCTGTTCGAACGTGGAAGCGTGCACCATGAATTTTGGTGGTAATGCCGCTCTCGATCAGGCGGAACTGCGTGCCGAGCAAGAGCGCGAAACAAGCATAGCTGCAGCATCTGCCGCAGTCTCGGTCCGGGGCGCTCTCATATGCCAGGACTGTCCATCCAAGATTTCCGATGAACGACGTGCTGCGGCACCTTTCGCCCGGCGCTGCATTGAGTGCCAAGAGTTTCACGAAATGGAGAAACGGCACCGATGACCACCGCAGAGATCGCCCTGTACATCAGCCTCGCCTTAGGCGTTATCGCCATTTTCGGTCACATCAAAGGATGGATGAACTCCGGCGAAAAAGAGCTGTTGAAAGAGGTAGCAGGAATCAAGACCGATCATGCTGCCGATGTCGCTGCTCGCAAGGCAGAGGCCGAGGAGCACAAGCGCAAGCTTATCGAGCACGACCGGCGCATCCAGGCGATCGAAGGCGAACTGCGCCATTTGCCCGACAGGGAAAGCCAGCACCGATTGGAGCTTGCGCTTGAAAAGGTCAATGGCCGTCTCGACACCCTGAACGAGACGCTCAAACCGATCATGGCCACCAATGAAAGAATGAACCAGCTTCTGGTTGAAACGGCAGGTAACAAATGAGCATCGGCTTTGATTACATGAGGATCATGCGTGAAGAAGCGCGACTGATCATTCTGCGCGCCCTGGCAGAGCAGGTAAACGAGAGTTTGAGCAGCTCCATGCTCGAACCCGTTCTTGCCAATTTCGGCATTCATCAGGAACGGGCTTGGGTCCACCAGCAGATCGACTATCTGCAGGTCATGGGGGCGGTCCTTGTGCTTGACGCTGGCAGCGTAAAAATCGCGTCGCTGACAGATATGGGTCGTCGCCATGTCGATCGACATACCGCCATCGAGGGCGTGAAACGTCCATCACGCGTGAGCGCGTGACATGGCCAAAGCACGCGGTCACCTCTCTGCTATCGACCGGCTTCCTGATGAATGCTCCGATATTATTTCGTGGGCTTCGCAGGAACTGGCGAACCGCGACCGGACACAAGTCGAAATCTACGGTGAGTGGAAAACCAAGCTGATCGCTCTCCAGGGCGAGACCGGCCTTGGTTTTGATATCCCATCGTTCTCGGCATTCAACCGCCATGCGATCCGCCTGTCACAGATGACACGCCGCCTGGAGCAAACCCGCGAAATCGCCGCGACGATATCCGAGCGAATGGATGCGGCCGGATCGGATGATCTCACACTGATTGCCGCCGAGGCGATCAAGACACTGATCTTCGAAATCCTCCAGTCCTCCGGTGATGCAGGCCTTTCGCCAAAGGGTGCGATGGAACTGGCGAACGCGCTGCGCGCTGCATCGTCTGCGCAGGTCGCTTCATCGAACCGACGCATGAAACTCGAAGCCGAAGAAAAGGCCCGCAAGGCGATCGCGGACATGAATGACAAGGCGGAGAAGGCTTTCGATATCCTGTCCAACGAGCCCGGCATCACGAAAGAAGCCATCGCCCGCGCCCGGCGCGAATTCCTCGGAGTGCGACCAAAGGCGAAATCTGTACCTGAAGTTTCCAAGGTTACTGAAGAGAAGGATGGTGGCCAGTGATCAAAGCGACCTTCATTCCGTATTCGGAACTGGCCTGCACGAAATGCGACGGTATCGGCCGCGCCATCAAACGCATCAACCGCAGGCGGGACGGCACAGTTTCCAGCGTCGTCTATGATCTGAAGAACGATTGCCGCCCGTGCAAGGGGACTGGCCTCTCCTGCATGGAGGTGAGCCGTGGCTGAACCGCTGCCCGGCTTGCCGCAAGGCAATTGGATCGACCCGCCTGTGCTACCTACCGATCCGGCTCAGTTGCCGGTCGAATTGCCTCGTGGCGGTGATATTCCCGACGACTTCGATCCCTTGGCCGATGGTGTCCTTATGGAACACCAAGCCGAATGGCTCGCGGATGACAGCCTGCTGAAAGGCTGCGCCAAAGGACGACGAACCGGTATTACTTTTGCCGAAGCGTTGGACGCAACACTGATTGCAGCTGCGCAGCGATCGGCTGGTGGGCAGAACTATTTTTATATCCCCGACACCAAGCCGAAGGGCCGGGAGTTCATCGGCTATGCGGCACACTTCGCGAAGTCGGTGGCCAAAGAACTATTGACGATCGAGGATGGCATCTTCTTCGATCAACGGGCAGACGGCACTACGAACGCGATCTCCAGCTACATCATCCGTTTCAAATCGGGCTTCCGCATTGAGGCACTGTCATCGCGCCCGGAAAACATTCGTGGTTTGCAGGGCACCGTCTGCATCGACGAAGCCGCGTTTCACCGTGATGTTCGCGAAGTTATCGATTCGGTTGCAGCCCTTCTCATCTGGGGCGGCAAGGTCCGTATCATTTCGTCGCACAACGGCGTCAGCAACCCGTTCAACGAACTGATCAAGGAAGCCGAGGCCGGAAAGAACGGCTTCAACTTCCACACATTCACCTTCGGCGATGCTGTCAAGAACGGTCTTTTCAAGCGCGTCTGCCTGATCAAAGGTGAAGAGTGGACGCTTGAGAAAGAAGAAGAGTGGGAGCGGAAAATCCGTTCGGCCTACGGCACGCGCACCGCCAAGATGAAACAGGAACTGGACGCGATCCCGGCCGAGGCCGAAGGATCGGCGCTGACCCGCGTCATCATCGAGCGCTGCATGAGCCGCGATCTGCCAGCCGTCGCACGATGGGATCGGCCTGACGACTTCAAAAACCTTGAGGACTACGAGCGCGAAGAACAGACGGAACAGTTCTGTGAAGGGGTCTTAAAGCCGCTTTTAAACCAGCTCGACAAGGAGCGTGAACATTGCTTCGGCGAAGACTTTGCGCGTTCTGGCGACAAGACCGCCGTCGTTGTCTTCGAGATCGGTCCCGACGCTGTCCGTCGCGCACGCCTCGTCGTCGAACTCAAGAACATTCCGTTCGATCAGCAGCGCGACATCCTTTTCTACATTGGAGACGGCTTGCCCCGCATGGTCGGCGGCGCCCTCGATGCGCGAGGCAACGGCCAGTACCTTGCCGAAAAAGCCCGCCAGCGCTGGGGTGAGTGCATCCACGAAATCATGCTGTCGCCCAAATGGTACGCCGCCAACATGCCGGGTTACATCGAAGCCTTTGGCGAAAAGTCCGTGCTGTTCCCATACGACATCGATGTCATCGCCGATCACCAGGGGCTGGCCTACGTCAACGGCATCATCAAGGTGCCGGATGGTCATTCGACCAAAGGTGTCGATGGTTACGACCGGCACGGCGACACCTCGATTGCGGGTGCGCTTGCGTTCTTTGCCTCCAACCAGGAGGCCATCGCCTACGAATACGAGACCGGCCGCAAGAGTGCCGGCACATCCATGCGTGGTCACAATGGTGGACCGCCGATGGATGATGACCGGCGCGGCCGCACCGTGGACGTTTACCTGAGAGGATCATTGTAATGGGTAGTTTTCGCGATTGGCTTGGCAACGTCATTGCTGGCCGCGATCTGAGTGACGAACATGCAGGCGCACAGATCGGCGGTGTCAGGCAGCACACGTCGAATCAGCAGACCATCGGCATGACGCCGGTCAAGCTCGCCTCGATCCTGCGTGCGGCCGACAATGGCGACCCGGAGGCGTTCTTCGAACTGGCGGAACAGATCGAGGAACTCGACCCGCATTACGTCGCGCAGCTCGCCACGCGTAAACGGTCTGTCGCGCAGTTGCCGATCACGGTCAAAGCGGCCAGTGACAGCGCCGAGCATGAACAGCACGCCGCATTCGTGAGGGCATGGGTTGACCAGGGCATTTTGCGCTCCAGCCTGTTCGACATGCTCGATGCGATCGGCAAGGCCATTTCGTTCATGGAAATCGACTGGCAGGTTCGTCACGGTCATCTCTGCCCGGCAAAGCTCACTTGGCAAACACAGCGTTGGTTCACCTTCGACAAGATGGACGGCGACACGCCGCTGCTGCGGGACGTGGGCGGCGACAAGCCGTTTGCGCCACACAAGTTCATCGTCCATCGTTCCAAGGTCAAATCCGGCCTGACGATCCGCTCTGGCATCGCCCGTGTGGCGGTCTGGTATTGGATGTTCAAGAGCTTCACGGTGAAGGATTGGGCGATCTTCTGCCAGAACTATGGCCAGCCGATCCGCATCGGCAAATATGGCCGAGGTGCAACGGAAGCTGAAAAGGATGTTTTGTGGCGGGCTGTGTCCGGCATTGCTGGTGACTGCGCAGCCATCATGCCACGCGAGATGCTTGTCGAGTTTCACGAGGTCGGATCGAAGAGCAGCTCGACGGATATGTATGAGCGCCGCACCGACTGGCATAACCGCGAAGTGTCCAAGCTGGTCCTTGGCCAGACGACTACGACAGACGCGGTCTCAGGCGGTCATGCGGTTGCCAAGGAACATCGCCTCGTCCAGGAGGACATCGAGCGTTCCGACGCGCTCGAAACGTCTGGCACTTTCAACGCCCAGCTCATTCCAAATATGGTGGCATTCAATTTTGGGCCGCAGGATCATTATCCGACGCTCGCTATCGGCCGTCCAGACGAAGTACCGATCGACGTTTTCTCATCTGCATTCGAGAAGCTCGGTCCTCTCGGTCTGACGGCCGACGCGGGATGGATGCGTGACCGCCTCGGCATCCCCGCACCAAAGACCGACGCTGAGATCGTTGGCGGCCGTCCAGTTGCCCCGGCTCCGGTCAAAGAGGAAAAGACCCAACCAACAAAGCACGCGCTCGATCGCGTCTTTGCGTCTGCGCACAGCCGAACACAGCCAAACATCATGGACGCTCTCACCGATCGGCTTGAGCAAGAAGCGTCAGAAGCAATGAATGGCATGATCGAGAAGGTCCGAAATGTTTTGATGCAGGCGACCGATCTGGCCGATGCTGGTAGGCGGGTGGCTACACTCGGTCTGTCGGCCGACGAGCTTGCCGAGGCCATGGCGAGAACAATGACCTTGGCGCATCTCGCGGGACAAGCTGCCCTCGTTGATGACCTTGCGGGGCGCACATGACAGGAAGCCCCCTGACGCGCTTCAAGGGGTTGTTTGCGGCAATCCCCGCTGGAAGCTCTCAAAACGCCTCCACGGCCTTCAATTCGGCTTCAATTTTCGGATCGTCCATCATTACTCTGATGGCAAGCGCGATCGATGCCCTCAGTCTGCCATTTGATGAAGCGATCGATTTTCTTCGCCAGAAAACGGCAGTGCCGACCAAGAGCTATCGCGATGTCTGGGATGCTGCCCATTCCAAGATGTTCATGGTGGCCGGTGCCAACAGCCAGGCGCTCGTCGATGACTTTCAGAATGCCATCGTGAAGGCGGCTGAACAAGGTCTGACGCTCGAAGATTTCCGGGCCGACTTCGACGATATCGTGAAGCGTCACGGCTGGCAGTACAAGGGAGCGCGGGGCTGGCGCTCTCGTCTCATCTTCGAAACCAACCTCGCATCTGCCTATGCTGCCGGTCGCTATGCCCAGATGAGCGAGCCAGACACGCTCGAAGCATTCCCGTTCTGGCAGTACAATCATTCCGGCGCGCTGCACCCACGCCTCAATCACAAGGCCTGGGACGGAATGGTCTTTGCCGCTGACGATCCATTCTGGAACACCAACTATCCGCCGAACGGATACAAGTGCGGTTGCTTCGTGACGCCGGTGTCTCGCCCTGGTCTCAAGCGCCTCGGCAAGTCGAAGCCTGACGAAGCACCTAACCTCGACCAGCTCGGCACGGATCAGCCGCTTGGCGTCGATCCATCTTTTGCCTACAATCCCGGCAAAGCATGGCTGGAACAGACCGCACCTGGTGCAACGCCAGTCAGCGCGAACGAAGTGCAGGTTAACAGCTTCATTCTATCAGCGGCACGGGGCAAGTGGCCTGATGGCAGCTGGACACCTGCTGGCGTGACCAGCGAGGCGATTGCTGCGGATCTCGGCGTGAAGGCCGGTACCGAATTCCGGCTGCTGGCAGAAACCGTCCGAGACCTCGATATCAGCAGAACCGACGCGGCGTCCTATGCGACCGTCCCGCGCCGTCTCGCACGGGCCGGGAAAGTCACCTCGCGTGGAAACGGCATCTATACCGTGTCGGGCGAACATCAGGGGCGCGATTGGTCGCTCGATGTCGCCCTGGCCGAAGACGATGATCGTCAGCGTCTCTATGTCAGGACACTGCGCGAGGGCGGTCTATGAGTGGCGCGGCGATCTCGATCACCATGCAGGTTCTCGATTCGGAAGTCCGTCGCGGTTTTCGCCAGCTCGAAGGCGTGATGCGCGACACGACGCCGGTGATGCGTGCGATCGGCGTCGGCCTCGTGGGCTCAACCCATATGCGGTTCGTCACTCAGACCGATCCCGATGGCAATGCCTGGGCCGCGTTGAACCCGCTATATGCGGAAGGCAAACGCAACGCTCGCATCCTGACCGAAAGCGGCCGCCTGCGAAACAGCATCAATGCCAGGGCGAGCAATGACGAAGTTCTGGTCGGCTCCAACCTGATCTATGCGGCACCTCACCAGTTCGGCGCTGTCATCAAGCCGGTGTCTGCTCCATACCTTCGTTTTCGCATGGGCGGGAACCTTATCAAAGCTGACAGTGTTACCTTGCCCGCACGCCCCTTCCTCGGTATATCATCCGACGACGAAGCGATGATCGCCGAAACCGTCTTTGGTTTCGTGGAACGCTACTCCTCCCGTTAAAATCCCCGCCTGATTTCTCCCGCCTGCATTGGCGGGCATGATTTGCGTTTTGCGCCCGTGGCATATCCCGGTCATGCACAACACGATCTCGACCCTCATTATCGCTCTTCAGTCGGCAACCGCTGGCGCACCGGAATGGATGCACGTCATCCCGGCCGGTCGCTTCACCGGCGTCGATGGGCGCGGGCCATATTTTCTCAACGACGCTGCGGCAGTCGTTGCGAACTTCGCATCCGAAGGACGTAAACTTCCGATCGACGAAAATCACTCCACCGATCTGGCAGGCAAGAAGGGCTTCGCTGCTCCCGCACGCGGCTGGATTGTCGATCTGCAATCGCGTGAAGACGGTATCTGGGCCAAGGTCGAATGGACGCCTGAAGGTTTGTCCCTGATGCAGGGCAAGGCCTACGGCTACGTGTCGCCGGTTCTACAGCATCCGCCAAAGCCACCTTACAACATTGCCCGGCTTTTGCGTGTGGCTCTGACCAACGATCCGAACCTCACTCTTACATCCCTACATTCCAACTCTCAGGAGAACTCTATGGACATCGTAGCGCTCCGGAAGGCTCTTGGCCTGCCGGAAACCGCAGATGAGACCGCAGTCCTTGCGGCCATCACTGCGTCTCACTCCGCCAGCACCAGTCAGGCAGCGCTTATGAGCCGCGTTGCCCAGGCTGTCGGCGTCGATGCAACGGCTGACGGCGAAGCCCTCGTGACGGCGCTGAATGCAAAGCTGAAGCCCGTCACCACGGTCGAGGCCGAAAACTCCGAGCTTAAGGCACAGGTTACGTCCCTCAACTCTCGCGTCGAGACGCTTGTCACGACCCACGCGATGGAGAAGGCAACGACAACCATCGACGCGGCGATCGCGGCAGGCAAGGTCGTTCCCGCCCTTCGCGACCATATGATTGCCCGCCATTCCAAGAACCCGACAGAGGTCGAGACCGAGCTGAAGCTCGCGCCATCGATCAACGCCGGTGGGCTTGGCAATCGTCAGCCACCCGTGACCGGTGAAACTGCAACCGAAGAAGAACTCAAGGTCGCGTCCATGATGGGCGTTGATCCCGAGGCCTTCAAGAAGCAGCACGCGACGCTGCACGCAAAGGGAGCCTAACATGGCGGCAACATCTGACATTCGCCGCAAGTGGCGCGCCGGTGACGCTTACGGTTATCCGGTTCTCGGCGGCGTGCGCATCTTCGGTGGCACCATGATCGGCGTCACAGCCGCTCTTGCAGCCGTGCCTGCCGCGCACCCCAACTGCGTGGCGCTCATCGGCTTTGCCGAGGAGGCCGTCGATAACAGCGCGGGCGCAACCGGCGACCGCCTGATCAACGCCCGCAAGGGTGTCACCAACATTCCGCTTGCCGGTGCCACGCCAGCCAATATCGGCTCGGCTGTCTACGCCTCGGCCGACGACACTTTCACGTTGGCTGCGGGCGCTTTGCTCAAGGCTGGCACCATCGACGCCATCGACGCGGACGGCGTCTGGCTCAAGACGAATTAAGGGGCCGAAATGGACATTAACGTCACCAATCTGCGCGGCATCTACACGGGCCTTTCGACCCTGTTCAATCAGGCGCTTGCCGCAACGCCTACTTTCTACAACACAATCGCGATGACGGTTGGCTCAACCACTTTTGCCAACGAGTACCCGCGCCTGGACGATCTGCCCGGCTTCCGCGAATGGATCGGCGATCGCGTTGCCCATGACGTTGGTGCATCGCTCTATTCGATCACCAACCGTTCATTCGAAAAGACCATTGCGATCAAGCGCCGTCAGATTGAAGACGATCAAGTCGGCATCTTCACGCCGATCGCAGCGCAATACGGTCAGGACGGTGCGGCATTCCCAGATACGCTGGTGTGGCCTCTCTTCAAGAAGGGTGAGACCACACCCTGCTATGACGGGCAGTATTATTTCGACACCGATCATCCCGGCTATAACGAGCAGGGCAACCAGATTTCGGTTTCGAACTATTCGGCCGGTGGCCAGCCCGCTTGGTACCTCGTGGATGACACACAGGTCATCAAACCGATGATCTGGCAGAACCGCAAAGCGATCAAGCTGACGCAGATGTTTGCGGAAACCGACCCGAACGTGTTCTGGCGCGACGAATATGTCTGGGGTGCCGACACACGCGGTAACGCCGGTTTCGGTCTCTGGCAGCTGGCCTACAAGTCCAAGCTGGAGCTGACACAGGCAAACTACGACGCCGCCCGCACCACGATGCAGTCGATCCGCAAGCGCGACGGCCAGATCAACGCGATCCGTCCGACCAAGCTGCTCGTCCCGCCGAACTTGGAATCGACAGCCCGCAAGATCGTCGAGGCGGCTTTGATCAATGGCGGCGACACAAACGTCTGGGCAAAGACCGCGACCGTCGTCGTCATCCCGCATCTCGCATAACCCGATCGGCCGAGCACCACATGGCTCTGCCGCTCCCGCTAGCAATCTCCTCCTCTACCTCCCGGATTGCTGGCGGGTTTTCGGAAAACGGCGCGATCGCCGCTTTCCTGAAACCCGTCGAGAACCAAGGAACCCGCAATGTCTCAAATTCAGATCATCTGCTCGAAGCCAGGCATTCGCCGTAACGGTATCGAGAACCCTGCATCGGCCATCTATCCTGCCGACCGCTGGACTCCAGAGCAGCTCCAGGCGTTCAAAGCCGATCCTGCTTTCATCGTGCAGGAAGTTGGGTCGGGTGGCGTCAAGCTCACCGGCGTTGATTTCGACACCGCGGTTGCGGCTGAAGTGCAAAAGCAGGTTGAGGGCATCACGTCAGCCCTTCAGACATCATTCAACGCCAAGGTCGCCGAAGCCGCGACCGAGCGAGTGGCGAACCTTCAGGCCGACCACGACAACGCGCTCGATGCTCTCGGCAAGAAGCTTGAAGCGGCCGAGGCTGAAATTCTGATCCTGAAGGCGGCTCCAGCACCGGCCCCAACGACCGCGCCTGTCAGCGATGCGTCCGGCACCGAACCCGTCGCTGAACCTGAAAAAGCAAAGACAGCGCCAAAGAAATAACCCCCGAGCGACCGCACGGCGGCGGGGCGATCCGGCCCCGCCGCACTTCACCAGGAGCATTCCATGTACGCCACTGTCACCGATATGATCGCCCGCTTTGGAGAGGTGCAGATCGTGCGCCTGTCCAATCCGGAGGATCGTGAGACCTCGGTGCCAGACGAGGCGAAGGTCAACACGGCCTTGGAAGATGCCACCGCGCTGATCAACAGCTATATTCGCGGGCGCTACCTCGTTCCGATCGCGGCCCCGCCCAAAGACATCGTGCGCGCCGCCTGCGTGATCGCCCGCCACGATCTGGCAGACACGGAGCGGTCCAGTCCGTCAGATGAAATGACCAAGGGCAAAGCCGAAGTCATTAAATGGCTGGAGAACATCGCCAAGGAAATCGTGCATCTCGACATTCCGCTTGCCACCGTGACAGGCGGCGACAGCGTCGGTTCTGGGCCACGCATTTCTGACCGCCAACGCATCGTCACCTCAGACACATTGCGGGGGTTTTGATGGATAGCTTTCCATTGATGCCGATCCGCAATCAGGAACCGCTCATTGTCGAGCGACTTCGGATTGCGTTCCCGACAAAGACTTTCACGATCGAGCGCGTGCCGCAGACGATGAGCCTGACCGAGTTTCAGCGCATTGCCAAACTTACGCCCTTCCTCGGTCTCGCGTGGACCGGCATGAAGGCGGATGGCGACAACGGGCGAATGCTCAAAGGCAACATGCTGTGGCGGCTTATCCTCGTAAACAAGGTTTCGAGCGGCCATGAAGCCCGCTTTAAGGGCGACCGCAGAGATATCGGCATGGATGCCATGGTCGATGTCGCCGCCGTCCTTCTCCAGGGCGTGAGCTTTCAGGGGCAAGGAACGACGAACGTCACGCTGGCCAACAGTGTGATTGCCGATGGCTGGAGCGATGACAACATCGCAATCAGTCAGCTCGACTTCACCTTCAGCTTTGCGTGCCGAGCAGCTGCAACCGGCAAGATGACGCCTGAAGACTTCAAGGGGCTTGGCATCACCTGGGCGATGCCAGGCGCTGGCGACGATTTCACCGACACCATCGAAACACCGCAGGAGTAACAACGGCCATGGCCACCAAAACACTCGTCGCGGCCGAGGGCCGCACTGTCCATCAACCCGACGGCTCGCTGTGGCCAGCCGAGGGCATGGAAGACCCGCAAACCCACTTCACCCGCCGTCGCATTGCGGACGGCGATTTGATCGTAAAGCCGCGTGAAGTCGCGAAGAAAACCGAGGAGACCAAGTAATGGATTTCAACGAAATCCCGGTCGATAGACTTGAACCGGCCGTCCTGCTGGAAATCCGGGCAAACTACCGCAATGTCGGCGTTCTGCCTTGGCCTGAAAAGGTCTGCATCATTGGCCAGCGACTTGCCTCGGGAACGCTGGCACCCGGCGTCATTCGCGAAATCACCCGCGCCGACGAGGGTATTTCCCTGTTCGGCCGTGGCTCGATCGGCGCGGAGCAGGTCGCCTTTTTCAAGAAGGCCAACCGCAATACGCCGCTATTCGTCACCGCGCTTGCCGACGATGCTGACGGCGTGAAGGCGACGGGATCGTTCACCTTTGCGGGCAACGTCGCAAGCGCCCTGGTGCTTCGCTTCAAGATCGGTGGACGGCAGGTTCGCATGACCGCGATCGCCACGGACAACATCGCCGCACTGGCGGCAAAGCTTGCCGCCGCGATCAACGCCGATAGCGACATGGTGGCAACCGCCGCCTCGGCTGCTGGCGTCGTCACCGTGACCTCTCGTCACGCCGGTGAAGTTGGCAATGAGATCGATCTGCGCGTCGATACCAAGGCTCAGCCCTTACCGCAGGGACTGACCGTTACCGTCGTGCCGATGGCGGGAGGCTCCGGCAATCCTGATATTCAGGCAGTGCTCGATGCTCTGACGACGACATGGTTCACCAAGATCACGCACCCATGGTCCGACACCACCAACGTCACCAAGACAGTCGAGTGGCTGCGCCAGCGCTACCTTGCGACATCGAAGCTGGATTGCCACGCCTTCGTGTTCAAGGCCGGGACATATGGCCAGCTCACCACCTTCGGCAATCTGACGAACAGTGCTTTCCTGACGACAGGTGGTCTGAAGAAAAGCCCAACGCCAGCCTGGGCAATCGCGGCCTCGGCGCTTGGTGTCGCTTCGTTCTATCTGACGGCCGATCCGGCTCGCCAGTTGCGCTCCCTGGTGTTGCCCGGCGTGGAGGCTCCCGACGAGGCTGATCAGTTCCTGGACGAAGAAAACGATCTGCTGCTGCGCAACGGTATCTCGACTTTCGATCATTTGTCCGATGGCAGCGTGACCATTTCGCGCATGATCACGACTTACAAACAGACCAACCTCGGCATTGCCGATCGCGCCTGGCTGGACATCATGGTGCCGATGACCATGAGCCGCATTCGCTACGACTGGTCGGCCTATGTCGGCCTCATGTATCCGCGTTCCAAGCTGGCCGATGACGACAGTGCCGGTGCCTTCGCGTCCCGCATTGATGACGATGAGGATGCAGGCACATCGGTCGTCACACCGAAGCGCATGGCCGGATCGTGGGCGGCACGGTGCAAGCTCTACGGCGAAAAGGTCTGGATCGAAGACGTTCAAAAGACTTTGCGCGAGAGCCGGTTCGAACGTAACGGCGATGACCGCAACCGCCTTGATAGCGTCCAGCAGGTCCGCATCGTCGGCAATCTGATGGTGTTTGCTGGCGCTCTGGAATTTCAGGTTTAACGGGGATTTTTAAACGATGACACAGGTATTGGGCATCGTCGATATCATCTGGCGGGGACGTAACCTGCCAGTTGAGAAAGGCGCAAAATTCAGGATGGGCGGCATCAAGAACAATGCCGTTACCTATGGCCGCAAGGTCGGCCGGGCGCAGGAGTATCAAGGCTCCGAAATCTCGGCCACCACGCATCTGGAAGCCGGTCAGCGGCTTGGCAACCTGCTCGATCCCGGTGAGGGCGAATTGCAGGTCGTGTGCGACACCGGCCAGACTCTCGTCTTTAACGACGCCTTCCTCGTCGACGACAGGTCGGAAGTCACTGGCGGCGAAGGCGGCAAGATCGAACTCAAGTGGGCGGCGTCTTCGCCAGAGGAAATTCTATAATGGGAACGAAGATTACAAACAGTGTTGATATCGATCTTGACGAGGGTCAGGCGGCAGGCTTGGTGAACGCCGATAATGACGGTACCAGTGTCATCGATGAGGACACAGTGGGCATCATTGATCCTGCCTTGGACCCCGACATCATCAATGAGGACGAGCACCCACTGGACAAGCTGCCACCGCATGCCGTCCTTAACAAAGATGGCACCGTAACCTTGCCGCTTGCCTACCCCAAGACTTTGCGCACGCAAAAAGGTGGGAAGATCAAAGAAACCACCTATGACAGCTTGACGTTTCATCGTCTGAACGGCGCTGACACCCGAGCCGTTTCCGCAGCGTCGGAAGAGTCCATGTCAGTGGTCGCTTTCTCACGTTCGACAAAAATCACTCAAGTCGTGATGAACGCGTTATTCGACAGGATGGACGCAAAGGACATCAATGACAGTGCGAAGGTACTCAACCATTTTTTGAACAATGGCCCAAAGAGTGGCCGATAATGACAGGCGGTGTCGCTGATGGCTCCGGCTTCAGCGCTGCCGAAATTGACGCCATGACGATAGATGAGTTGCGGTTCTGGTGGAACTGCATCATGGCATACCGAAACCACGTCAGTGAAATGTCGAAACCTTAAGTCATGCCCGCCTGCGCTGGCGGGCATGATCAGGCTTGCGCGTGCGCGATAGTTTGGCCCCTAATTTGAGCGGGGCGCGCTGTGGCCAATCGGAACATGAACCTTGATGTGATCGTGCGCATGCGCGACATGCTTTCCGGTCCTTTGCGTCGTATTCGTAGCGCCCTAGAAGGCATCTCAAGCTTCGCCCGGAAAATCGGCATTGTTGGCGCGGCTGTCGCGGCCATCTCCTTCATGGGGCCGATGAAAGAAGCTGCTGCCTTCCAGCAGCAACTCCTCGACATAGCGGGAACGGCTAATCTCACCAATCAAGCTGCCTTTAATTTCGTAGACCAAGCGAAGGCTCAGTACGAAGAGCTGGCGCTGATCGTCGGGCAAACCTCTGACATCATCGCGTCTGGCGCTGGCCAGATGATCGCGGCCGGTGTGGACCGATCGTTAATCGATGCTTCCATCGGAATCATCGGCAAGGCCGCGACCGCAGCCAACGCCGAGTTCAGCGATATGTCGGCGGTCGCCACGTCGCTGCTTCAGACACTGAAGGTTCCTGCCGACCAGCTGGAGAACTCACTTGGTGCGCTTGTCGTTGCAGGTAAGGAAGGCGCGTTCGAGCTGAAGGACATGGCGCGGTATTTCCCGACACTGACATCGCAGATGGCGAAGTTTGGCGTGACCGGCCGCGAAGCCGTCAACTTCCTTGGTGCTGCCCTCCAGATTGCCCGCAAAGGCACGGCCGATCCCGCAGAAGCTGCCAACAACCTTAAAAACTTTCTGTCCAAAATCCTCGCACCTGCGACGATCAAGAGCTTTGCCGAGGCGGGCGTGAACATCGAGGCGGTCATGAAGGATGCCGCGACGAAGGGCATCAACCCGATCGAAGCCGTCATGCAGAAGATCGTCAAACTGACGGGTGTCTCCGGTACCGAGATCGACAAACTGATGCAGAAGGCCAAGGCGTCGGGTCTGGAAGGTGCCGACGCGCTCGGCTTCGTTCGCGAGCAGCTCGAACAAATCCACGGCGCTGGTGCGCTCGGCGGGCTGTTCTCCGACATGCAGGTGATGGACTTCCTTATCCCGTTTCTGACCAACGTCGATGAATTCAAGCGGATCAAGGACGAGGTCGCAAAGGCAACCGGTGGCGTCATCGATGGCGATTTCGAAACCCAGATGCAGGGGCTCAATCGGCAACTGATCACGTTCGGGGAAATCGGCCAGCAGGCCAGCCGTGAGGTTGGTCTCGCCTTCGGCACATGGATGCCGATGATCAACGGCTACCTGATGGATGGCCTCAAATGGATGCGCGAGCTGGACGCCAGCACGGGCGGCATGGTCAAGCAGGGTATCGCTTTTGCCGGTGTTGCCATCCTCGTCGCTGCTGGCATCGGTGCGCTTGGCGTCATCCTGCCGGTGATCGCGGCCGGGCTAGGCATGCTGGCGGCATTGCTCGGTCCAGTCGGCTTGACGATCGCGGCGCTGGGGTTAGGCGCAGCGCATATCTACAAAAATTGGGGCAGCTACGGACCACGACTGATGCGGCTTTGGGATCGGGCGAAAACCGGATTTTCCCAACTGGCCGATACCGTCCGCGAGAAAGGTACCCGGATTGTTGCTGCCGGGCGCGAGATGGCGGATCGGTACGGCCCGACTGTGCGTGCCGGTCTTAGTCGTGCCATGGGAGACATCAAAGGTGGCTTAAACAATCTTCGAGGCCTCTTTGAAGGCTTCTCGAAGGGTCTCCAGTTCGATCTCTCCGGTGTCGACATAGACGGTGCAAAGCTTGCCGCGATCAAGTCTTTGGAATTGGTCTTGACCAGTCTTTCCGGCGCATGGGATCGCCTGAAATCTTTTGGAACGGGTTTCGCGATTTCGCTGCCGTCGATCGGCGAGAACGTTGGCGGAACGGTCAAAGCGATCACGGACATTGCGAGCGGTCTATGGCGGCTCGGCAGGGCGCTCGGCGCATTGACTGGCGTCGATACGGGCAAGGCCAATAGCGTCTTCGAATGGCTCGGCAGCTTTGCTGGCGGTGGCCTTGATGTCGTGACGTTCACCATCAAGAATGTCGCGGAGGCGATCGCCCAGTTGGTAAAGACGATGGCCGATCTGGCCGAGGGAAAGATCAGTTGGGAAAGCCTCGTTCCCAAAGGTGTTTCCCAGGCATGGAAAGACGCATCGGACGGCATCGGCAAGTTCGTGGCATCGGTGAAGGCGTTGCCGGGTGATTTCTACAGTGCCGGTGTTCAGGCTGGGCAGCAGATGATCAACGGTATCATCAGCAAATTTGATGAGCTGATTGCGTGGTTCAAGGGGCTACCGGATGCTATTCTGGCAGCGATCGGAAATATCGATCTATCATCCGTGATCAAAAAACCGTCCTGGATGCCAAATCTTTTTGGTGGGGGAGGTCCTGACGGCGGCGATCAGCCAGCCAACAATAATGCGCTGCCTGCGCAGCCAGGCGGAAAGACACAGGTGGAGGTCAACGGCTCGATCTCGGTGACAGGATCGAATGGTGCGACCGTTACTGGCGCACAGAGCGACAATCCGAATGTGCCGCTCAAGGCCAACACCGGTCGCGTTACGGGGCGTGAGTGATGTTCTACGACAGCCTCGACAAACTGCCCGGCCTGTTGCCCTGCATGTATCGCGGGCTCTCGCTGTTTGTGGCCGACACGAGCACGGAAAACGGACGCCGCGTTCTCGAATATCTGTTTCCCGGCGTCGATGCCCCTGCCTACGATGACTTCGGCCTTCTGCCGTCTGTCGTCACCATTGATGCCCTGGTCATTTCCGACGATTATCTGGCGCGGGCTCTGGTGTTCAAGGCCGCGTTTGAAAAGCCGGGACCGGGAATGCTCGTGCATCCATGGCTTGGCCCCATGCAGGTCATGCTCGAAGAGCCTGCCGAGATCAGCTTTTCCGCCCGCGAGCTGCGCGTGGTCAGGATCAACGCATCGTTCAAGCGCATACCGACAGGCTCTGCCGGGGGCCTGTCGTCGCTTGCTTCCAACCTCACCTCTGCGATCGCCACCATCATGTCGGCGGCATCGATCCTGTCGGGGGCAGTCGGAACCCGTGTCATTTCGTCGGCTCGCACAGCAGCCGTCACCCGATCGACCCGGATCGTCACAGCGGCTGTATCGTCCACCACGCCCGCCTCGGGATCGGCAAGAGCTGTCCCGCAGATCGTCACGGCACTATCTGCCAGCACGCCCGGCACGCCCGTGGCATTCACCGCTTGGGTGGAAAGTGCTGCCAAGGTCATCGAAACAATCAGCGAGGTGCCAGCAGTTGCACCCGCAGCCGCTGCACAGGCCGAAGTGCCTGCAACATCGCAAAGCCTGATGACCATCGGCCTAGATGTGGCGGTTGCCACCACCGCCTCGTCGGTAGCGGCACCTTCCGACATCGATCGGGCCTTGCTGATCTCAGCGGCCGTGCGCTTCATAGCTGCCGCCTGCGCGCAATCATCCTATGCGGCTTATGCCTCACGGCGCGAAGCGCTGGCATTTCGGGCGCGGGTGACGTCCGCCCTGGACGACGTTATCGAGCAGCTCGAAACCTTCGGCACCACGATGTTCCAGGCAGAGACATCTGTCCTGGTGAGACGTGCGCGGGAACTCAGCGTCGCCATCGTTATCGACATCAACGAGGTGATTGGTCGTCTGCCAGACGTTTTGACCTTCCGGCCGGAGCGAAACATCGACGCATGGGCGCTTGCGCTCCACGTCGCAGGCGACGATCCGGCCCGCATGGAAGCGGTCTATCGGGACATCGTTTCGCGCAACGATCCGCGACATCCGGCCTCGATCGAGGCGGGCGCGGTTGAACTGCTGGATATCCGCTGATGCTGGCAAACCGTACGCGTTGCATCAACCCTTGCTGCAAAAGAACTGCACCGGCCGATAAATACCCAGGCGAGATGATTTGTGGGAAGTGCTTCAAGGCGCTACCGCAGGCAGTCAAGGATAGCCATCGCTTCTTTTGGAAGCAGATCCGCAAATGGGAGCGCCGTATCACCAAGACATCGGATGAGCTGAAACTTATCCGCATGCGCAATATTGGTCGGACATGGAGCGATCGCCTGATCGCCCATTGGGACGCCGAGATCAAGGTGCGCGTCATGAACGCGGAAAAGCCTGCCGGTCTCGATTCCTTTCTTGAGGAGTTAGGCCTGTGAAAACAAAAGGCATCACGCTCTTCATCGACGGCGTCCAATATGACCAGTGGCTTTCCGGCGAAGTCACCCGCGATCTAAAGGACTTCGCCGGTTCCTTTTCCTTCACCTTCCGCGACCGTGTTCGCTCGAAGCAAGCGCTCCGTTACGCCTCGGCGGGCGCGCCCTACAAGCTGCGGCCGGGACCGGAAGTCGTCATTCGTATCGATGGCCGCACGGTGCTGAAGGGCTGGCTGGAGAAGGTGCGGCCTGACATCAGCGATCGGCAGATCAGCGTCACGATCTCCGGCCGCGACAAAAGCGGCGATCTGATCGATTGCGCCGCCATGAAGGACGTGGCCGAGTTCAACAACGTCAAGCTGGAAGATGCCGCCAAGCGCATCGCTGAACCCTTCGGCATGTCCGTCCGCTCGGAGATCGACACGGGCGAGCCCTTTGGCCGCTATTCAGTCGATCTTGCCGAGACCGCTTTCAGCGCCATCGAAAAGGGTGCCAGAAGTCGCCATGCCCTTGTCTTGTCCGATGGCATAGGCGGCGTCGTGATCACGCGCACCGGTGCGACACGCGCGCCCGCGCATCTGGTTCTTCCAGGCAACGTCTTATCCTCCGGCGCCGAGTACAGCCACGAGAACCGATTCTCGGAAACAACGGTGCGAGGCCAGGGCGAGAAGGCAGGCAAGGAGCGCGGTAAGGGCAAGCTGGATGTGACGGCCGAACCGATCGGAACCGGCGGGCGCAATCCGGGCAGTGGGTCGGCGACAGAGCAGGAACGCAAGGGAACCGCCGCGACCGGCCGCGCCAAGGATGATGAGATTACCCGCTATCGTCCGATCGTTCATCTGGCACGGTCCAAGGCCGACACCACGTCTGCCCAGGACGAGGCCGACTGGCGAAGCCGCACGGCACGGGCCGAGAGCGAGGAAATGACGTATACGGTCAAGGGCTTTATCGCCAACGGGCAGCTCTGGACGGTCAACCAGCTCACTTACGTCTCTGATGCGTTTCAGGATGTCGAGCGCGACATGCTGATTTCCCGCACACGCTTTGCCGAAGACAGTGCTGGTCGAATAACTGAACTCAGTGTCGTCAGCCCTGAAGCTTTCGACAAGGGACCGGTGGGCAACCGACGCAAGAACCAGAAAAGCAAGACATCCAGCAAGGCATCCACGTCTCTGGACGGATCGGCGGAGGCCTTATGAGCAATCGCGAACTGCTATCGAAAGTGCGCGGCCTGGTCCGGCGCGTTTCCATCAAAAACATCCGCGATGATGGCGAGGCGCAAACCGCCTCGATCGAGGTTGCCGATGGCATCTGGCGCGACAATGTCGAGGTGGCGCAGCAATATGGTATGACCAGCTCGGCACCCGAGGATGGCGGATTAGCCATCGCCATCGCGGTGGGTGGCGACGAAGGCGACATGATTGTCTTGCCGATCGGCAACCCGTCGTCTCGTCTCAGCGGTCTAGATGCTGGCGATGCGGCACTTTATAATCAGTTCGGAGATAGAGTTGTTGTCCGAGCTGGTGGTGGCATCGAAGTCACTGCCGCCAATTCCGTTGCTCTGAAGGTAGGCGGTATTTCCCTTACCATCGACGCCGCAGGGTTCCACTTCGACGGCGGTAGCATCTGGCACGATGGGGTGCCGATCGACAAGACGCATGTCCATGACGGTGTCACGCGTGGTGGTGCCAAAACTAATCCACCAGTAAGCGGCTGAGCTACACCGAGAAGTAGAGAAAGGACTCGCCAAATGCCTTGGGCGTCAGCTACAAATTTCATATGTCGAAGAACTTACGCAGGATCCTATCCTGGCTATTTACGATACTGCTTCTGCCGGTGGTTGGCGAATTTGCCGTCAAACTCGGCGAGCAGAATGGTTTGTATAACGATCCGAATGGAAAGTTGACACAGGCCATGACAGCGGTCACTCAATCAGCTTTTTACTGGCCTTTGGTTGCGTTCTTTTTTGGCCTGTTTTGCGGTGCCTGGTCTCATTGGCTCGCAATCAGGTTTGACAGGAAGAAAGCTGATTCTCAGCCACCTGAACCAATTTCCAAAAGAGCTTTACTGCGCCTTCGCTTTCCAGCTCACGCTTCAATGCCTACGGCAATTTACAGCGACAATGTGGAATACTGGTGTGTCACATGGAGTAACGGTGCCAGCTTAGGGTTCGGTCCTCAGCAAACATTGTCGGTTGCGACTTCTCGGACCATCGTGGTTCAGTTTGAACACGCGGTCGATTATCGTCAGCTTTCGGTTTCTTCCCCTAACGACGAGCGACTGAGTTGGCAGCCTGCGCTCCAGACGCCTAAGTTAATAGTCATTCTGCTGCCCCAAGGTGCTCCCGCTGGAGTGGTCGAAATCTCTACCTCTCAATAATACCTAATACTTACCCAGCCTGGGCTGCTCATGCCCGCCGTCGCGGGCATGATGCGCCTTGCGCGCGCGCGATAGTTTCGCGCCCATGTTCGATCTCGCCCTCACATATGACAACACCAAGCGCCGCTGCGATCTCACACTCGCAGATAACGGCGATCTTGCCATTGATGAGACGCCGATCACCCCAATCATTCTGTCTGTCGGCCTCGACCGTCGTGCCGGTGAAGATGATCCGCTACCGGAAGCCCGCTCGCAGTTCCTGACGCCATCGAGCTTTTCCGAACGTCGTGGTGCGATTGGCGATGGCATCGACCCGTTCGGCGATCTGACCGGCTCCAAAATGTGGCTGCTGGATCGCGCCAAGGAAACCGAAACGACCCGGCTGATGGCCGAATACTGGTTGCGCGAGGCCTTGGCCTGGGCGGAAACCGATACCGGCACGCCTGCCGAGATTGAGGTCCAGTGGCTTGCGCCCAGTGTTCTCGGCTACCGCGTCCTTATTGCGGATAGCGCCGTGTCGCTCAGCAAGAGGGTCGATTGATGGTTTGGCCAATCGACACGGCAAAAACAATTTTCCTGCGGATGGGCGCGAGGCTGGAAACCGCAGTCCTCCGCATCCGATCAGACATCGATCCCATTGACCTTTCCCGCGCTGTCTATTCAGCACGAGGAATGTTCTCTCAAATCCTGCGAGCGATTGCCCCGGAAATCCGCGAGGTTCAAGACCATCAGGCCTATTGGGGACGGCAATACATGCCCGACAGCGCCGACGCTGAAGAGGCCATCCTGTCGCATTCCTCCATCTGGGGAGTTCCCCAGCGTGGCGCGCTGAAGGCAGTCGGTACCGTTCTCATCGAAGGTGCTGCCGGAACCGTCTTGCCTTCTGGCATCGAATTGTCGTCGGGCGCTGGCGCGCTTTATCTGACCACGGCGGGCGGGACCATTGCGGCTGGCGGGACTTTGACCGTGGCCGCCATCGCTTCCGAAGCGGGCGTGACCGGCAATCTTGAGACCGGTGTCCGGCTTGCAACCGTCACATCCTTCTCGGCTATCAGCCGGATTACGGTTGCCACCTCCTTTGCCGGTGGCGCTGACGAACAGACGCTCGATGAACTCAAAGCCGCCTATCTGACCCGCATTCGCCAAGCTCCCCACGGCGGCGCTGGCTTCGATTATCCTGTGTGGGTGAGGCAAGTGGCTGATGCCAAGGCAGTCGCGATCGTGCCGGACTGGATAGGCTTTGGCTCGCTGGGTGTCGTCGTCGTCATGAATGACGAGGATAACGATCCCCGCCAGCCGACGCTTGCCGAGATTGAGACGATACAGACCCACCTTGGACCGCAATCCAGCCAGACCGGCGTCCGGCCTGTCACAGCCCGCGCCATCGTTGTCGCCGGAACCTTGCGCACAATACCTTTGGCAGTCCGTCTGCGTCCGGACACCGCCATCGTGCGCGCCGCCGTAACAGACGCCTACCAGCGCTTCATCGCCACGATCGGCGACGAGGACGATGATCAGAATGAGAGCCCGATCGGAGCGCGCATCGAGCCCTCGCGGATCTCCGAGGCGATCTCGTCCGCTTCGGGTGAATACGCTCATGACCTGATCGTGCCTGCAGCACCTTTTACCTTAGAGCGCACCGAATACCCGGTTGCTGCCGCCATCGTGTTTGTGGATTGAGATGGCACGCAGCGTTTCAACCATCCTTCAAAGCCTCGTTTCAAAGCTCCCAAATGGCTGGGCACTCGGCCTGCGCGGTGGCGTCCTCGATGCCGTCCTGGAAGCCGTGGCTGTCTTGATCGCCGACGTGGAGCAAGGCGCTGAAAACCTGATGCGGGAAACCGATCCGCGTCGGGCAAATCTACTCTTGCCTGATTTCGAGCGCTGCCTTGGTCCCGATCCTTGCGGGCGTGATCTTGACGGCCTGACGGTCGAACAGCGCCAGAAACTCGCCCACCAGCGCTGGACGGCCTATGGCGGGCAATCGATCCCATACATGATCGAGACGGCCGCCAAACTTGGCGCGACGGTGACGGTCGAGGAGTTCTGGCCAAGCAAGGCCGGTGTCTTGCGTGCTGGTCAGCGCCTGCGACCGCAGGGCTGTCAGTTCGTCTGGCGCATCAACGTGCCGGGCCTCGTCAGCGTTGTGAAGTTCCGGGCCGGTGTCAGCCGCGCCGGTCATCGCCTCGGCACTTTCGAGATCAGTTCAATCGAGTGCGAGCTGCGGCGCATCAAACCCGCGCACACCCATGTCGTCTTTAACTATGGAGTTGCCTGATGGATCGCATCAACGGCGCTGACACGATCGATATTGGCGGCGGGAAACGCGGCTTTCGATCAGAGAACCTTGTGGCCGGCGTCTCTGGCACAGAGGTCACTGACCTTTTCCTCAACAGTGTCCAAGAGGAAATTATCAGAGTCGTTACAGAGGCCGGTCTTGTGCCCGACGCGGCCGACTGGTCGCAGCTCTGGCAGGCCCTCAGAATTCATGGCTTGTCAGCCGGTGCCAAAAGCCGACGCTGGACCGCTATCAATTCAATGACCCTCACGGCCACGCCTGCCGCTCCTGCCCTTGGCGATACTTATCTTGTCCCTGCCGATGCGACAGGCGCTTGGGCTGGGAATGCCGGTAAGATCGCAGAGTGGATAGGTGCGATCTGGTCCTATTTCACACCGTCTAACGGTCATGGGATAAGCTTACCGGATGGCCGAGTGTTCGAGCGCATCGGTGGAACATACATCGAGAAATTGGCGCTCGATGTCCAATCGGGCAAATGGCATTATGCGGAGGCAGGCGGCACGGCAAACGCGTTGACTGCAAGCCTCACCCCCACTCCATCGAGCATCGTACCAGGCTTCAGAGCGACCCTGAAAATACAGGCGATCAACACAGACGCCATGACGCTCAACCTCAACGGCCTCGGTGCCGTTGCCGTGGTCGGCGAGGACGGCGCGCCAATCCCGCCAAACTCTGTTTATCCCGGTCAGCTGGCATCGTTCGGCTGGAATGGCGCGAAGTGGGTCCTGATGGGCTTTGCGCTGTCCCGCATTCCCCCGAAAAATATTCTGACCTATTCCAACCCCGGAACGTACACGTGGACTGTTCCGGTTGGTATCTACAAGGTCTTTGCTCGGGTTTGGGGCGGCGGTGGCGGTGGCGGCGGTATTGCGGGCACCAGTAATGCTGGCGGTGGCGGTGGCGGTGGGGGCTACAGCGAGGGCTGGTTCGACGTTGTGCCCGGTCAGGTTATCATCATTGTGGTGGCTGTGAGGGGTGCGCAGGGCCCGGCGTCCAATTCGGGGTTTGCCGGGACGGGCGGAACATCTTCGTTCGGCAGTTTCTGTAGCGCAACCGGTGGCGTAGGAGGGTCGAACGGCAGCGCGGCGGGTGGAACCGGTGGAACCGCGACAGGGGGGTCGATGAATCTTAGCGGGGGTGGCGGTTACTCAGGTGGCTACATCTTCGGCAACACCTCGCTGCCATACGGCGGTCCGGGCGCGCCTGCATACCAACAATCGATCATTCTTCCATCCTTTAGTGGTGGCGCGATCGCTGGTTTTGGTTTTGGCTCCGGTGGTTCCGGCGCTGCTTCCCCTACGGGCTCGTCAGCAGGCGCACCAGGTGCACCCGGTTGCGTCATCATTCAATATTGAGAGGTCACTATGCTTTATGCGCGCATTCAGGACGGGGCCGTCGTGGAAGTCATCGAACTGCCAGACAACGTCACGTTGGCAGACGCCTTCCATCCCGATATCGCAGTGCTGTTTCTTCAGTGCCCGGATGACGTTTCAGTCGATTGGCTCTTCAAAGATGGCGAGTGGTTCCCACCGCACGAAGATGCGATTGATCTCGATCAGTTGAAAGCCGATCGGGTCGCTGCCCTCACAAGGGATTGTGCAGCGGCGATTGTCGGCGGTTATGTATCGGAAGCACTCGGTACGCTCCACACCTATCCCAGCGGCGTGACCGACCAGATCAACATGATGGGCTCGGTCACCGGTTCTCTACTTCCCGATTTGGCGGCCGGATGGGAAACCCCTTTTTGGTGCGCGAATAAAGCTGGTGCTTGGGGTTGGAGGATGCACAACGCTAGCCAAATTCAGCGAGCGGGCAGCGATGGCAAGGCCCACGTCGTCACATGCCAGACAACGCTAGCAACGCTGAACGCTCAAGTCGAAGCGGCCAAGACGGTTGCGGCCGTCAACGCGATCGACTGGCCCACGTAAAGACTTTCTACCCGGTTCTGACCGGGTGGCCAGGGTGCCGAAACACCCTAGCGATGGGCCTTAGTTTGGCGACCAAACCCATCCGACAGCGCAAATCGATAACTGTCACACCCGTACCCTGCAGGGCGGGTTTGCTGTGACTGAGTCGAGAGATATTTGAAATGGTGAATCTGATGCCGGTGGCTCCGGCCATGCCTGCCGCGCCTTATATCGGTGGAAAACGTATTCTGTCCAAAACCATCATCGCTAAGATCAACGCCACGCCCCATGACGCCTACGCCGAGGCCTTCGTCGGAATGGGCGGCGTCTTTCTTCGTCGTGGCCTTCAGCCGCGCATGGAAGCTGTCAACGACATCAACGGCGACGTGGCCAACTTCTTCCGCATCCTTCAGCGCCACTATCCGCAGTTTCTCGATACCCTGCGGTTTCAGGTCACGAGCCGGAAAGAGTTCGATCGGCTTGCAAGCGTCGATCCAACGACCTTGACCGACCTCGAACGCGCAGCGCGCTTTCTCTACCTCCAGCGCACCGCATTCGGTGGCAAGGTGGACGGTCAGACTTTCGGCGTCACGATGCAAGGCGCTCGGTTCAATTTGTTGAAACTTGCCCCGCAGCTCGAAGCCATCCACGAACGGATGGCAGGCGTCGTCATCGAGCAGCTTCAGTGGCGGAAGTTCATCGAGCGCTACGATCGACCCGGAACGCTCTTCTATCTCGATCCACCATATTGGGGCAACGAGAGCGACTATGGTGCAGGAGTGTTCAGCCGAGAAGATTTCGCGGAAATGGCCGACGTTTTAAAGGCCCTCAAAGGCCGGTTTATTATGTCCTTAAACGCCGTTCAAAGTGTCTTCGAAACCTTCAAGGCATTTCAGATCGAGGAAGTGGACTGCACCTACTCGATACAGGGACAGGGCAAGAGTAAGACGGTGAAAGAGGTGATTATAACGCCCTACTGA